ATGACTTCGAGGCGTATAAGGCGGCTTTGCAAGCTGAACAGAAGAAATTACCGCAAGCAGTTCGTTTTTTGGATGAACAAGTAGGGGGTGGGGTGTGAGTTTTACTGTTCCAGAGAAATACAGAATTAAATCAGGACCATTGGCGAGCAGTGAGAGCTATGGAAACAATGGTGCATTTTGGGTGAAGACCAAGAAATGTGTTTTCACTGTCATCGCTAGCGATCAAATGGGTTGGGAGCATGTCAGTGTTTCACTTCCAGCACGTTGCCCAACTTGGGAAGAGATGTGTTTCATCAAGTCCTTATTTTGGAGTGAAGATGAATGCGTAATTCAGTATCACCCACCTAAAAGCGACTATGTGAATAACCATCCATTCTGCCTGCATTTATGGAGACCAACTGAGCAGACTCTACCAACACCACCAAGTTTTATGGTTGGTAAGGCAGGTGCAGCGTGAAAGACCAAAACGACAATAAAACCACGGATTGTTTCAGCACTCGCCATGCGGTCAAACAAGGTGAGCGACTTGTGATTGTTTTAAGGGGGATTATCGAAAAGAGAGGCAGAACAAGTGTGCTTGAGGTCAAGCAGTGGATTGGGGTCTCAGAGCGAGCAACCTTGACTTTTATTAGGCAGCTCATGGCTGAGGGATATTTAGAATCAAACAGCTCAAAACCATTAAGCCTAAAAGCAACTGACAAAGCAAAACAACTATTTGGAGTACAGGGATGAAAAAGCGCAATAAGAAATATAACCCGAAACAAATTGTTAAGCAGAAAGTTCACAAATTCCAGATGACTTGGGAAGTGAATGAAGCGAAACGCATTATTGAGATGCATCACTTGCTTGGTGGTGTTGATCCGCAAGAGTCAACGCATACACCACTGGAAGTCTGGATGAATGCGCATAAGGGTGATTTAGCTTTGGCTCTAAAAACTCAGACCATCCCGCCTGAGCAAAGCTTTCATATCGTGAGCCGTATTCATGCTGTCAACAAAGAGACTGGTGAGGAGGTGGATGTTGATTTCCAGCTTGCCACTGCGACAACCATGCACCTATGGCAATTTTTAGGGGATGTGGATTCAGACATTTACGTTGAGGATGTCAAAAGCAAGATGACACGGAATTTGCCAGTTTATCGCTTAAAGAAACATTTAATGAAGTCAGTACACGGTTTAGAGATTAGAGAGATTTAGGGGAATAGGGATGAATGCAGCGCTAAAAACACACGTGATGGATTGGTCGAAATATACGGTTGAAGAATGGTTAAATCAGTATGGCGCATACATCCAAATATGCAGAATGAAGTCGGGAAATATGCCTGATAGCTTAGGCGTTAATCAGATTTACTGGCTGATCTGCGAGAACAATAAAGACTACGGTAGTCGCAAAAACCAAATCGTGTGCAATATTTCGGATGATGAAGCCGAAGAAATACGAAAGCTGATTATTGATATTCAGTTTTCAGATCGGATTTGTCAGTCAGCAAAAGTGGCTGTGAAGTTGTTTATTGAGAAGAATGTGCGGGGATTATCACTCGATCAAATGGTGCGTGAATTTGCTTTGAGTCGTAGTTCAATTAATAACATGGTTTATGCAGGGAAGTTTTATTTAGCAGGGCATGATAAAAGACTGAAAATTGATTAAAATTTATTAGTAATTAGCTATTTATGGTATAATAAACAAGCGAGCCGAAAGGGTACTGGAAATACCGATTCGGCTCTAATCACACTGTTAGGATGAGTAACAATATGACTGAGCGCAATAATACTTGCGTAGCTTCAGCTATGCAACGTCGTCACCAAAATTTTATGAAACTTTTAGAATTAACCTACGAGGATTTTAATTATGATTTTTCTCAGGTTAGGTTCGATAGAGGTGTAGATTCACTGGTAAGGATTCATTGCTCTAAGCATGGATGGATAAATACAAAGGCTAAAAAACTATTGGCTGGTAGGGGTTGTGTATCTTGCAACACAGAAAGCTTAATGGATCATGGTGCAATGATTTACATCATAAGATGCTTTGATGATCAGGAAGAATTTTACAAAATTGGCATAACAACCAAATCCATAGAACAGAGATTTATTTTCCCAGCTTTAATGCCTTATGAATACGAGGTGCTAAGCCTTCAGAGTGGGGATAGAAAGAAGCTTTATAAGTTTGAAACCTTGTTATTGAGGTTGTTAAAAAAATACAAACACAAACCAAAGAAGTCTTTTACGGGTCAAACCGAGTGTTTCAGTAATATTGAGCCAATACGGGAGAAATTTAATATATTTGATGCTTTTGGTATTGACTCATTTAAACGCGCAATATAAGATTTCTGATATAGTGCGCTTGAGTAGTCGGGTTCACTAGCGATTAAAGCTCATCGAAAGGTGGGCTTTTTTAATGCCTGAGATATGGCAATCATATCCTGTGAGTGTGCCAGCTTGCAGTACATGCCTTGAGTAAATGCCTAGATCGTTTAGGTAATTCCAGTTAGGGCTTGGCAACCCGACCTTAAAGAGAACGAAAGCAAGTGAAATTGACCGTGCATGTAAGGTTGATGTGATTGTGAGTAGCGGTAGATCAGTTGCCGAGCTGGTCAATATCGAAATCTAAGGCAAGGGTGTGGCAGATAACCACATCCTTTTTTAAGCGCCATTAGCTCAACTGGATAGAGCATGGGTTTTCTATACCAATGGTTGTGGGTTCGAATCCTACATGGCGTGCTAAAATTCAGGAGATCCACATGCTCCAATTCTTATTATGCTTATTCGGCCTTCATGGTGCGACTGAGATCGATTACACGATTGATGATGAAGAAATCAAGGTGTGTCGTGATTGCATGAAAGAAGTTTAAGGCCCTCGCCACTTCGGTGGCATTTGCCGAACGTATTACGGCATATAAAACCCCGCTGAGATAACTAACTTGGCGGGGTTTTTCTTTTCTTATTGGTGGTGAGCCATGAAACGCATGTTAATCACGTTCTGGTGTTTGATTAGAAAGAGCCTTGGTTTTTGCACTCATCCTACCCATGATGGAATCGCAGTATTGGTTAGGGGTGTTGAATACAGACGATGCCAAAAGTGCCATAGAGCTATTCGTAAGCATGGTAAATATTGGATTTCATAGGGGTGAGACCATGGATAAAGTAGAAGCAAAACGGAATATCGAAAAATACGAAACTGAAATAACCAAATGGCAAGCCCTATCACGTGGATTGATGTCACGTGATGAAATGATGCTTGTTGATAAGAAGATTGCCCAACTCAAAGAGCGATCAAAGAATTTGAGAAACATGTTACATGCGTAGTCCTAAACGGCTGGCTGAGATTCGTAAGCTTCCGTGTGTTCGATGCGGTAATCCAAACTCACAAGCGGCTCATAGTAATTCAAGCCGTGACGGTAAAGGGCGCGGAATCAAAAGTTCTGACCTATTTGTAACTCCCCTTTGCTTTAAATGCCATGCTGCATTCGATCGTTTTGAATTGGGCAACCGAGAACAAAGTGAAGCCATGTTTGAGAAGTGGTTGGTTAAAACCAATCGGATGTTGAATCAAACAGACAAAGAGATTTTTTAACTGAGCCAGATGGCTCTTTTTTTGTGAGAAGAAAATGACAAAAGCAGTAACCGAACAAGAACTTCAAGAAAAAGCCGTTGCACCGCGTGTGACCAAAGATCAAATCGATGCCCTTATGGATCGTGTGACCTATGTGACTGTGCAACAGCCAGGCGATACAACTTCAACTTTTGCGCACGCTTTCCTTGATGGCAAGTTTTTCTTGGCTACAGGTTTTAGTGCATGTGTCAGCAAAGAGAATTTTGATGCTGATATTGGTGAGCGTTTGGCTAAAGGCAATGCAGCAAAGAATGCTGAAAATAAACTATGGGAGCTTGAAGGCTACCGATTGTTTGCAAGTGTGTAATTAGGTCAGTGTGGAGATAGGAAATGCAAAAAGCCGTGTTTCCTATCCAGTCTCATGCCGACATCACCAAAGCTATTAACTTCATGCATACCAATTACACTCAAGCGATTAATGAGGGTAAGCCGTTGGTTGTTCGCATAGATCAGAAGCAAGAAACACTATCCAGTGCACAAAGAAGATTGTATTGGCTTTGGATGACTGAGTACGGCAAGCAGCGTGGACTAGATAAAGAAGAAGCGTCTGCATTCTTTAAATACAAATACCTTTCGATTATTTATAACCGTGACAATGTTGGTGAATATCCAGAGACATTCAAGGTCATGCGTGATTTAAAGAAGTCAGGTAGTTCAGGCTATGAGCCATTAAGGCAATTTGTATCAAATCGAATGAGCATCACGGAAGCCACGACAAAGCAGATGGCTGAATTCTTAACTGATATTGAGATGTGGTGCTTGAAAGACGGTGTGAGGCTGACTTGTCCAGATGATCTTAAATATGTGATGGAGATGAGCCGATGAAGCGCCCAATGCCACCAAAAGATATAGGCGTGTTTGATTTCGATTGGAGCATGCATAACGATGTGCCTTATGACTTCCGGCCCGATGAGGATTTAAAGGATTGGGTCTGGAATACATTCATTGATGAAGAGGGTGAACTCTGCAACCCGGATCACATCCACCTGTCTTACTACAATCGTGACTTGATTGGCTTTATGTGGGCCAGTCGACCATTTGAAAAGGGTGGGCATGTTGTCTTGGGTCAGGCTGAGCAGGTTGCAATCATGGCTGGTGGTTGGAAGCGTAAGCGCCAAGAGCTTCAGATGGTTCAGTGGTTCGGTTATATCCCTAAATACATAATCACTTTAGATGCTGGATATGCTGAGTCATGTAGTGATGTTGACTTTTGTGCATTGATTGAACATAAGCTTTATCACATTGGTTTTGAAATCATGGATGGTGAGATGTATATCAGCCCATCAACTGGCAAGCCTAAGTTAAAGATGAAAGGTCACGACGTTGAGGAATTCCACGGTGTGGTCCAGCGTTATGGTGCATCACCAGATGTCCAAAAAATGGCAGACCTTGCTAACGATGGGCCAACAATTGGGAAAGCTAAAATTGCACATGCTTGTGGTACCTGTCTTTTAAAATTGGCTTAAATTTTTTTGCCATTTTACTTGGACGTACTTGGACGGATTTAGATAAATGGCAAGACTTAATAAACGGGTGAAACTCTATATAGTTCGGTCATTAGCAACCTATGAGACACCCACTGAAACTGCTAAGGGCGTCCAAGAAGAATTTGGCATTACGGTAACGAAACAACAGTGTGAAGCATACGACCCAACCAAAAAGACAGGGCAGGATTTAAGCGAAGAATTCAAAAAGGAATTTTATCGAATCCGAGAGGATATGAATAAGAACGTTAATTCAATTCCAATTGCAAATATTGCCTATCGCTTAAGGCGGCTTCAAAACTTTATCGATCATGACCGCTACAAAGACAACGCCGTTATTGTTCCTGATTTATTAGAGCAAGCTGCAAAAGAAGTGGGTGGGCTCTATACAAACCGTAAAGAAATAACTGGAGCTGATGGTGGCCCATTGCAGAGTGAAAACGTCACTCCTGTGACCGCTACCGATGAGCAGATAAGGCAGGCAATAAATGAACTCGAGAGTGAATATTGATCCTGTAAAACTCAAAGCAAAGCGCATGAAGTGTGAAGATGAACACCTGTTTTTTACACGTGCATTCTTTAAGCCACGTATGGGATTTAAGTTCTCAGTCAATTGGCACCATGAATATATGGCTTGGGCGATTGATGAGGTTATTGCTGGGCGGATTGAAAACCTCGTAATTAATGTCCCTCCTGGTTCAGGTAAAACTGAACTACTGACCAACTTAATCCCCCGTGGTATCGCACGGAACCAACGTTCAAGATTCTTATATTTATCATTCTCACAATCTCTAGTTGAGGATGTGTCATCTACAGCACGAAACATCGTTAAATCGGCTGATTTTCAGGGCTTGTGGCCAGTGAGGATCTCAACCAATACCGATGCTAAGGCCAGTTGGAAAACGACTGTAGATGGCTATGAAGCAGGGCATGTTTATTCTGCTTCGATGGGTGGTCAGGTTACGGGCCGCCGTGCAGGTACATTGGCTGATAATGGGTTCACAGGTGCAATTATCCTAGACGATCCGCTTAAGCCTGAGGATGCATTCAGTAAGACGGCACGTAACAAGGCTAATCGTAAAATCCTAAACACGGTCAACTCACGTAAGGCCAAGTCATCCACACCTATTATTTTGATCATGCAGCGCTTACACGTTGAGGATCCGACTAACTTTGTGATGACGGGCAACGTGCCTGGTAAATGGCATCAAATCTCTATACCGGCATTAATCGATGACGATTACATCGAACGTCTACCTGAGCACATTCGCAAGAAAGTCCCTTTAGATGTTGAGCGTGATGAAAAGGGCCGTCAAAGCTATTGGCCACTGAAAGAATCATTGCAGTCATTGCTGCAGTTAGAGAAAGGTGGACAGGACAAAGACGGTGCTACGGTATCGCGTTACACATTCAGCAGCCAGTATCAGCAAGAGCCTAAAAAGCTCGGTGGTGATCTGATCAAGGCTGAGTGGTTTGGTGAATATCACGAATTACCAGAGCTATTGTGGCGTGCTGTCTTTGTTGATACGGCCCAAAAGATCAAAGAGCAAAACGACTTTACTGTATTCACACTTGTGGGTATGGGGGTAGATGGGAAGCTGTATGTCATTGATATTTTGCGTGGGAAATGGGAAGCGCCAAAAATGAATGAAATGGCAAAACAATTCATTGATAAGCATAAGACTTATGACTGGAGAACCAAGCCTATTCGATACATGAAAGTTGAGGACAAGGCGCACGGTACCCAATTGGTCCAAGGTTGGCAGAAGTATGGCGGTATCCCAATCATTCCCGTACAGCGTGAGAAAGATAAGCTCACACGCTTTATGGACGTTGCACCACATATTGAGAACAACTTTGAAGTCTACCCGGAGAATCAAAATCGATTTGTGATGTTGCCACGTGAAGCCATCTGGAAGCAGGAATTTTTAGATGAGTGTGAAGCCTTCACAGCACAGATGACACACGATCATGATGACCAGGTTGATACCTTAATTGATGCCATTGAAGAGGCAGTTCTGATCGCAAATTACAGCCCTCCAGCTGCATAGGTAAATTTATGGCCAAGAAGAAACCAAACAAATCTAAATCTGATAGTAAGCCTGAATCTGGTGGATTGTTTTTACATGAAGCTGAATTGGCGCTGATTAATTATCTGACCAAGATGCCTGATGGTGATGAAGTACTGCGCAAAGCAGGAATAACTCGTCATCGCCTTAAAGTCATGATGTATGACGATGAAATTTATCAGTGTGTTGAAAAGCGACAGGATAAGCTTGAATCAGCGCCGTGGCGATTGGAGCCAACCGATACAACTGCAGCTCAGATCCTAAATGATCATTTGCGAGAATGGTGGTCTGATATCGTCATTGGAGCTCAAAATGCACGTTGGTATGGGTATTCAGTATTAGAGGCTGTTTATAACGAGAATGCATTACACGTTAATGGCGATACCATTACACCGTTTGTAGGTCTTGAGTGGATTGGTGAAAAGCCAATGCAGTGGTATGAGCCTAAAAATGACGGCCGTTTAATTTTATTGCAAAACTTCAGTAAATCTCGCCTCGACGAGGAGTGCAATCAGCATTTCAAGCACTTCTTAACACGATGCAAACCCACATATGAAAACCCATATGGTGAAGCTTTATTGAGCCGACTTTATTGGGTTTGGTTCTTTAAGAACAACGGCTTCAAGATGTGGGCTAAGTTTGTAGAGCAGTTTGGTATGCCTATGCTCGTAGGTAAGTCATCTATTGGTAAAAATGATGACATGCGAGATGCATTACTACGTGCTCATGCAAGCAGAGTCTTAGCGGTGAGTGCATCGGATACCATCGAAGTTACTGCATCAGGTGTCAACTCGGGTAATGCAAGTGGGACATACGACACGTTCGACAAGAACTTAGAACGTCGCATTCAAAAGGTTGTCTTAGGGCAAACATTGACCAGTGGGACGGATGGAGCGGGTAGTCGTGCACTAGGCGATGTGCATATGGAAGTGCAAAACAGCAAATATAAAGCTGATATCCGCATGATCCTACCGACCATTCAAGCAATTCTAAATGCTTTGTGCGATTTAAATAGATGGGAACGCCATCGAATCATAATTGGCGAGGAAAAGTCACTTGAAGGCCCTAAGGCAGATCGAGATGTAAAGTTGAAGAATGCCGGTGCAAATTTCACACCTCAATACTTCCAGCGTGAATATGGATTAAAGGAGGGGGATGTTGCTGAATCTGCTCAGATCCCGCTTAAGCAATTTTCGGCATTACCTCATCAAGCATTCAGCTTTAAGGCATCCATGCAAAAGCAGTCACCTGAACAGCAAGAGGTGGATGAACTGACAGATGCTCAAGATAACCTTGAACTATTGAATCAGGATCAAATTAAGCAGCTGGCTGAATCGACAGATCCACAAGATCTAGCCAGCAACTTAATGCAACTCATCCCAATGGCATCAAAAGCTCAATTCAAAGCGAATTTAGATCAGGCTTTGTATGCAGGGGATGTGTTGGGTTATGTGACAGCACAAGGCGGAAAGTAACTTATGCAACCAGTCACGTTTCTTGAAGCGCTGCAGTATGCGCATAGTAAGAAAGTGGTGCTGCCTGATGAGTTTTATTCAATGGATCTTAAGACACGGCAAATGGCGACTACAGTTAGTTTTCTGTCGAGTCTTGAACAAGCTGAGTCAGTGATTAAGTCACTTAACAAAACCTTAGCATCAGGTGGCACCTTTAACGATTTCCAAAAACTTGTTGCTGAATCTGAAATCGTTTTGCCAAAGCATTACCTAGACAATGTATTCCGCACCAATATCCAAAGTGCGTATGGTCATGGTCGCTGGATTCAGCAAAACCGAAACAAAGCTAGACGTCCTTATCTGATGTACTCGGCTATTAATGACAGCCGGGTGCGTCCAAGTCATTTGGCTTTGGATCGAATTGTATTGCCTATTGATCACCCATTTTGGCTAACGCATTACCCGCCACTTTCTTTCCGTTGCAGATGCACCGTTATTGCTTTGACTGAGAAGCAAGCGCTTAAATACGGCATTACACCTGATGATAAGTTGCCCGAAGTTGCAGAAGCATTGGACTGGAGTTCACATCCTTTGCAATTTGGAGAATTTGAGGCTTTGGTGGATCAGAAGATTTCTAAGTCATTACTTGATAAGGAATATCTACTGGAGCAGAAAGAAGCAATTAAGGCTGAATGGACTGCATCTAAAAAGCTGACCAGTCTTTTAGCTCCAATGGATGATAAATCGAGAGATCTATTTAACACGGTGGCCAACAAGGTTATTCCTTTAGATCCAACCATCAGACCAAGTGCGATTAAGACTTTCTTGGATTATGTGCAGGGCAATGATGCAGCTCTAACAAGTTATCTAAATCAACCGTCAATCAGCTTAGCAGAGGATGTTCTTAAGCAGTGGCTCAAACAGGACATGCAAGCCTTAAACGCCGTGGCAAGTAATTCAGCTGCAATCGTGACAGGTGGTGTGACCTTGCAGCATGTAGTCGCTTATGAAGTTGGGCAAACGGTTCAATTTAATGCGCCGTTGCTCATGGCTGACTCTACAGGTGACATTGTAATTCAGATTCAAAACGCCAAAGGTTTGGGCATTGATCTGGAAAAACTAAATGCGGGGCAAGGCATTTTGATTCCATTTGGCTTATCGTTTGAAGTTGTTGCGATTGAAACGAGTCAAGGCAAGTTGATTTATACACTCAAGCCTTTGCTGAACTGATTTAAATATGAATATGACCGCCTTAATTGGCGGTTTTTTTATGGAGCATGAAAAATG